GGCAGATGTTATTTCGAGGTCAAATGCATTGTGCTACCGGTTTTCCATTTGTGGTCGAATGGTGGTACTTAAGCGAACATCGGGCTTGGTTATGCGTTGAACGGGGCGAGAAGAAGGGATATGTTGGTAAGAGTGGTCCCAGTGACGGGCTGTTCAAGGCGGAGGGTTCCGGAGACGGGAACGTAAAGGAGGGATACCCGAGAGAGGAGGGTAGCAGAAACATTGTTAGTTGCAGTGTGAATTGTGCAGTTGATGGCGGCGGCATTCCCGAGGGCGGTGAGACCGGTACCTGAAGCACGGACAGAAAGCAGGTACTTTCCCTTCGGGATGGTGAGGGTGGCAGTAGGCTCGTCCCACTGGATGTAGTTAGTGCCGGGTCCTTGGAGGTTGGCACCCACCCATGGTGTGGTCAACGAACCGGTGGTGGAAGCCACGTTCAGGGAAGTGTCCGGGATGAGTGGTTTAGCAATCGGGCCGAAGAATCGGATGTTGTAACGGAGGCGGAGGACAACATCGACCGACTCGGTGCCGGGGGAACCGTTGGAGACAAGCAGGAAGAGACCGTTGTTGGCGTCATTAGCGTCGGGGTCGACGATAGGCTTGTTCTTGTTGTAGCTGCTTGCCCAGGAGGCGAAGACGGCGACCCTGCGATTGGAATCCAACTGGAGTCGTTGAGATTCGGATGGGCGGCCGCGAGCTTCAACGGTGTTCAATAGAGCTTCGGCTTGAGTTGGAATCTGCGCGGGATCACCGTTCGGGAGGTGCCGGATGATGACATAGTTCTTAGAGAAGGCATTACCGGTAGTCTCGGCCTCAAGGGCCATCGTGCCGCGCCAAGAATCGAATTGACGTGCAACGGACTGGAGACGGGGCGGAGAAAGAGGGTTAACCGGGATCTGGGCGAGGAGTTGACCAGGGGTAGAGGAGGGAGTGACAGTGACGGTGAGGAGTCGCTCGGTGTCCCGGAAATGAACCTCTGACATATTAGGGCGAGGAACACGTGTTCTTTTCATTTTGCGCATGGGGCTTTGGAATTGCGCCGATCGCTTGGGCTTGATGTAAGGCCCAGGTTGTTTTCGCGAACGGGCAATAGGGGTCTGGATTTGGCGTGGCATGTTTGGTTGGTGGTTGGGTACAAAAGTATAGAAAGTTAATGACCCCTAAAAGAGAGTGTTGGCGATGGCGGCAAGTCCCCTCTTGAACGTGCGTTTGTTGTCGTGGTTGTGTTTGCCTTGAGTGTGCGCGAGCTTGTTGTTGCCAGATGTTTTGTAGAAAATGGCCTCGTGCTGTGTGAGCTCGTTGAACGGGATCTCGCCGCGAGAGAAACGAGCGATGAAGGAGAGAAGCACGTCGAAATCAGAGGTCACTCTGGCGTTGTTCCAGTGATAGAGTGAGTTGACGATGCACATGTTGTTCCCGGCGTCAATATCGATCGGCTTCAGAGTCCCAGCAAGAGCGGAAGCATAGTTGTCGTAATCCTCCTTGTTGTTGTAGGCGCGCGAGGTGATCTTGGCGGCGATGCGGGCGAGGTCCAAGGCGACTCCTCGCGGTGATACGAGGAAGGAGACAAACTGGCCGACTGCAGAAGAGTTGGGTTTGAATTGGAAGCCACATTTCTTGTTGTACCTGTTGAGGCGTTCCATATTGAATGCGACGTTGGGTCCGCGGGCGAGGGAGTCATCACCTTTGATGTACAATTTGTCGAAGTCGGTCATCACATCTAGGCAAATCGCTAGATTGAAAAGACAATTGTCGACAAGGGTGTGAGGTGCTCCAGAATCTTTCTTGTCATTGACAACAAGAGAGGACTGGGCTGCACAGATGCGGCGGGTCTTGAGCTGTTCGCAGAAGTATGAAACGAGTTTCGCGGGGCAACCGATGCGGATGAGGGCTTGCTTAAGGATCTCGCGAGTCAAGTTGTTCTGGTTGGAATCGAACTTGGTCCAGTCATTGTCGATGTAACGCTCACCCTCGACGGTGTCTTTCTCGAGGATAGCCATGACTTGGACGTCCGACATCTGGGACAGAATGCGCACGGTCCCCTTGGACTGGTTGATAAGGACTTGTTCGAGGAGTCGGGTCCAGGGTGCCATGATAAGATTGAGCGTCTTTTCCCAAGCAGAGATGCCTTGCCCGGCCTTGTCAGCTTCCAACGGGTCTTTGCCGAGCATAGGTTTCTGCTGGGCCTTGAGGAATGATTTGACAAGATTGACAGCTTGGTCGGTCCAGGAGTCAATTTCCTTCAACTTGGCGATGTCGTGTCCACGTTCTTGCATCTTCTCGATTGCCTCCAGGAAACATTGGTGGTGGGCATTTTGTGGAAGATCCCAGTTGAAGTGTTCTTCGACACGATGAAAGAGTTCTTGGGCGAGTGGTTTGCAGGCTTCGTCAGGCAGATTCTTGGTGGAATGGGTGAGTCGTTCGAGATTGGTGCGTAGGAGGAGGTGGCTTTGATGCCCTCTGGTGACCATTATGCGTTGGGGGGCCTTGAATCGGTACACCTTGTGGGGCTTGGATTCGAACTGCTCTTCGTCACCAAGCGCGGCGAGCCTGATGACACCTTTGGCATCTTTCCCGGTTCCTAATTGGGTAGAAGTGATGGAAATTTCCTCGCGAGGTGCCACGGTGGGGTAGTATTTGTCAAGTACCAGGCATGCGGTGCCGACCTCGGATTTGCAGAAGGAGTAGGGCGTGGCTTTTGGCGCGGTTTCCTCCTTGGTGACTCCTTTAGGCATCGGGGTAGCGTCGACGGCTTGAAGATCGACGTTAGACTGATCGGCAGAAATGTTGAGCGGGCTCTTGTCATTGATGAAGGTGGTCAGGTCGCCGTTCGGGGAGGAATCCCGAATGAAGAGGTTGGTAGTATGACGTGTGAGCCCGACGATCAAGTGGTTGGGGCTTTTGCGAATCAGTTCCTCTTCAGCGTGGGTGCCGGAATAGTGGAGAATGACACTCGAGAAGGTCTGGCCCTGGCATTCATGGACGGTGAAGGCGTTCCGGCCAGTGAATTGCTCGATTTGGCTTTTGCAAAGCTGGGTGAAGCAGACGTTAACTGCCTGGTCGTTCTTAAAGTTGGCGTTAACGTGGGTGATGGATGCATTGCGCTTGGAATCCGAGGAGATGCCGGGATAGGCCGCACGGATGATTGGCAAGGCTGCAATGTCTTGAGGGCACCTCTTGGTCACGGTGATGTGATGGCGAGGAATCGCAGGAAGAAGAGCTTCCAGCATAGTGACGCCGCGCCAGAGACCGGAGAAGTCAACGTGTTGGATCTGTTTCGGGTCCCCAACGATGAGCACCTGATGTTCGGCGGCGATGAAATTGATGTAGGCGATCGGGAGAGTGAAAGCTTCCTCAATGATGACCAAGGCCCATTTCTGCTTCTTAAGTGCGCGGAGTCCGGTGTGGATGGTGGATGCTTGGGACGGCGCGTTGAGTTCCTTCTCGTACTTATCGGCGAGAGCACGGGTAGGGCAAAGTACAAGCACCGGACCGGATGGAATGGTGGCCGGTATAATTTCATTGATGATTGTGCCGGTCTTTGCCCCGCCAGGGACGCCGGTCAATGCGAACATGTTCTCGAGATGGAGCCGCGATGGTTTGCGGAGAACAAGTTCGTCGTGGGCACTCTTGAGGGCGATTTTGAGAGGTTTGGCTTCGGCCTTCTCGGAACCCTGGAGGCATTCACGCACCAGGATGTCGTGTTGTTCTTCGGCGAGATAGACGGGACCAATGCCCGGGTCCACGTTAACGGGCTTGTTAAACTTGAGGGCCCAGTCAGGAGTGATGCGGCCGAGTGGTGTTTCGGGGGCAGGTTGGTGTTCTTGGGCTTGAATGATCTCGCTCAGGGTCTGTTCAGCCTCAGGGAGGGTCTCAATGTTATATGAGAAGAAGACCTCCTCGTTGAACCCGCACTCCTTAAAAGTGTCGTGACGATGGTAGTCTTCGAAAAAAGAAAGAGTACACCGATGGAAGAGATTAGATGTGGACTGGGCTGCCTTGACATCTTTCGCGTGGTGATGGAGGATGTTGAAGGTCTGGCAGATCCAGCCGTAGATCTCTCCGAAGAGACTGCGCTCAGCTCCGATCTTGTCCATGTGGGAGAAGGCGGCGTCGATGATATGGGCATCGAAGCGACGTTGGTACGCGGAGAGGATATAAACCGACACGCAGATGTCGGAGAATTCTGACGAGGTGCAGTGCCATCTTTGTTCGACAGTGCGTGAACCGAGGCGAATCTCCGAGACGAGAGTGCGGGCGTAGGCCTTCACGACGTCCAAACTGAAGCCCTTCTCAGCGCGGGCGTTGATGAAGTCGAGGAGCTTGCGTACTTTGGCGCCATCAGTGATGATGTAGTTGGAATGGTCCTTCGGATCGAAGTTACGCTTGCAGAAGTTGCGGGCTGCGAGCATACGGAAGTTGGGAACCCTGATGAGATCCGAGAGAGCGTTCGGGATGGTAAAAGAGAAGTCTCCAGATGCGGTCGAACGGTAGATGTTGAGTTCGAATTGGCTCCCGTGGTAGGCGACTTTCTCGATGATAACATTAAAACCAAAAGGGGTCGAGAAACCCCCCGTGGTGAGGTACGACATCCAAGTTTTGTAGTCATGGGTGTAGGAAAATGCGGTGTCCCCATTCCAGCCGAAGGTGATTTTGCCGGTCTTGAGGTCATGTTTGAAATGGTAGCCCTTCTCATAGCTAGTCCACTCCTGGACGTCCATAGCCTCAGTCGGGAAATGGATGAAGGCCTTGATCCGGTGGGTGCCGTGGTTGCGCATACCGACGGCGAGGTCCTGGAAAGAGATGTCGTAGAGAGAATGGTTTGAGATAGCCACTTGCGCAGTGGCGATGCAATTCTGCCAACCATTGAGACAGAATGTTTCCGTTGGGATGCCGGAGGCGAGATGTTGGATGTCTTCCCAGATTTGTCTATGAGAGATGCCTCCGGACTGGACAGCGAGGTTTTGAGTGGCTGTCGGACGGTAACCGCGAACTTCATTGGACATCGCGGATGAGAGATGACGACCTTGATCGCGGGCGGAACGCAGCGTACAGGCATGTGGGTTTTGCTTCCCAATGGCTATACGGGCGAACGAGGCAGCGTTTGGGCCGATCTCAATGAATGTGTCTAGATTCTCAACGAACTTGGCCAGTGCAACAGCAGCGATGGACTGGTGCGCAGCGGCAAGTTGGTGTGAACCTGATGGTGGTTGCTGACTCCCCGGGATGATGATCATCGGGGAGTAAGCTTCGGAGAGCAGTTGGTAATGCTCAGGGTCTAAGGCGACACGGACCTTGAGACCGTTCCGATAAAGTTGGGTGAGTACAGCATTGTCGTGATTCTCACGAGTGAGCTGGTTTGCTTTGCTTTGGAGCATTTTGAATAGGTGTTTAGGGAAGTCGGGCGGATTGTGCCGAATAGAGACAATCAGCACGGTGGTCATACGCCAATATGGGACGTTGTCCTTT